CTTTTTAGGATTACCATAAATCTCATTATATTGTTCAGCCATTTTCTTCAACCTAAACAATTCATGATTTAAAGCTTCCTCTTTAGCACCAGGTTGTAATACACCAAAGACACGTACGTATACAGGAGCAACTCTAGCATCCCATACATATGTTCGTAAGGCACGTACATGAGTTTCATTATATACTGCGGTGATATATTTTAGTTCCTCCGTATTGTGAACACCTTGAACTGCATTAATAGACCCGTTGTAGAAGAACATAGTTCCGGCATTCCAGTTTGGGTCGTTCTTAATGTTAAATAGAAAACTCATAACCATTTTAAGCAATACCTCACTTATTTATCAGTTCTTCTAGTTTCTTGAGCTCATTAAGAACCTGTTCATCTTTAGAAGTAGGGCAAAGCGTACCAAACACACGTACATATACAGGTGCCATATTATTCCACCCATATACTTTTAAATCGCGTCCAGTACATTCTTTCCAGCATGATTGCACATACTTAAGTTCTTCTGTATTATGAACACCTTGGATTTCATTAATGTCTCCGTTATAGAAGAACATAGTTCCGGGATTCCAGTTCGGGTCACCTTTAATGTTAAATAGAAATGACATTCCCATTTTAAGCAATACCTCCTATAACNCTTCTTCAAGAGATTTTTCCAGCTCTTTAATACGTTTTATAACTCTACCATCGGTACCGGAGCCATCAGGATTAAGTGTACCAAACACACGTACGTATACCGGTGCTTGGTTCGTCCAACCATATGATTTTAAGTCACGTCCGGTACATTCTTTCCAGCATGATTGTAGGTATTTGAGCTCCTCCATATTGTGAACTGGCTGAATCTCGTTAACAGCCCCGTTGTAGAAGAACATAGTACCTTCGTTCCAGTTAGGGTCACCTTTAATATTAAATAGAAATGACATAGAGTTTACAATAATCTCTTCAACGTTACCAAGACCGGATAATAGTTTACCTTCTTTCCAGAGGGAATTCCATTCATCTAAGATACCGTTGTTGTTAGCGTTAATACCATTGTAAACACTTCTCATGGTTGAGACATAGTCACCATATCCTACGGCAGCGTAATCATAAGCAGCACCACCAACACGGAATAAACCTCTTGTATAATCTTCTAGATTACTTGCACCAGCAACATTATAGATTTGACGTGAAATAAGATATGTCCAGTCATTAAAGAAATCATTTAAGTTGGCATAGTGCATATATGTCCCACCTTCATTAGCAGGACGAGGCATACCTGTTGTAACTACAACCCCTGATGGACGAGTCTGTGCACCACCTGACATACCAGACCAGTTATTATCTGTACGACCAACTGGTGAATCACCAAAGTTGGACTCTAGGTATAATTGAGCGATTGCTCCACCTGGCAAAATATTACGAGTTACACAATAATACAATAGTGTATGTAGATTACCACTAGAGAAACTATGTCCACCATACGAGATGTCTGGAATATGAACCTGTTGACCTGAGCCTCCGCCAGCTCCACCAGAACCAGTTGTAGGAAACCTGAACCAACCAATGATTGTACCACCTGCGTGGCTAGGAAATGAACGTGTAATGTATTGAGCAGCACCTACACCACCATAGTTTTGTTCAATTGTCTTAAGAACACCATTTCCATGATAGTCCTCGATAATCAAACCAGTGTGACCATAGTTGTGAGTAGACTCTCTTGTTACAAACACGTCGCCAGCGCGAGGATACCCAGATGTAAATACTGAATATCCAACACCTCTAGCGGAATCTAATAGGTTGATAGCATTCCCCCATAAAGCATGACCAAAGAACTTCTGCGAGATTGCATTAGGCAAGTCAACACACTGCATACCATAAGCACCATCAATATCGACACCAGTATGGGCGTTTGCTAGACCTTTTGCATAATTTAGAATATCTGCAACAGTAGCCATTTTGATCAACCTCTATTCTTTAGTGTATTTACTGTCGTTAGCATTATTTGAATTGTAACTAACAGTTGATACACCAATTAGAGCACCAAGAAAAGTAGTTACTGCAGTAACAATAACTAAAGTAGGTTGAGTATATTCCCAGTTAAAAGCAGTACCAATTGTACCAATTAGAGTACCCAATGCTGGAAGCATAACCACAACAATCCATTTTAAGTAGTTATAAAATTTGTCATTTAAAAGCATGGTTGTACCTCTTTCTATTTAGTCTTTTTCTTTTTCTTTTTCTTACCATTACCACGTTTGCGTTGAATATCTTCGGCAGTGTCACTATCTTTAATCTCAAATTTATGAGTATCGATATTGTTACGAACATATTCGTCAATGTATGGAATATGAATACCAAGTCTTGCTAAGTTTGCTAAAATGGAAGAACCATAAGCAAATACCATAGCGGCAATAAAACTATCCGCCCCACTTGCTAGCCCAGCAAACACAAATAAAGGATACATTAAAGCAGTTACCATAAACATAGAAAGGTGACTTACTAATCCTTTACGAAACTTGTACGATTTATACTCACGATATACCCACGCACAAGAGACACCAAGAATGATGTCAAAAATAATAACAAAAAGCAAGAGGGCGACCATTAAATGGTCATCAATACCCTCCGCGTAAAATTCTCCAATAATATGAAGAAGGTGCATGAGCCCGTCAGTTGAATCTTGAGGGGCTATTTGGTTAGTAGGACTATGGGTTTGTTGTATAGATGTTCCTGTCAGTAATTCTATCATTAACCCATTACCTTTCTAACTAGTTGTAATAATTAACTAGATCATCTTTGTCTCGTACTGAAAGCCATACAGTACCGAATTGTCCGAATTCGAATTTACGCCAGTACCAACCGCCATAATATCCACCTTCACCTAAGTCACGAATATGGGCTTCATCAATCTCGAAGCTGAAATACATACCCGCTTTGAAGTCTTTATCAGCTCCATCTTTAATGTTGTTACCGTTTTCATCAACCCAGTTTACCAATGCTACAGGGATGCCATTGTCCGACCAATCAAATCCAACTGGAGCTAAGTAATCACACTTAATTTGGTGAATACCGTTAACAAAAGCTACTTCATTTGCAAGATAATATGCTTTTGAATTAGGTTTTGCTGGGGTATTTTGAGCAGTACTAGGTGCTCCGTTAAATCGCCATACTTCGATGTAAGCTGGTTTCTCGATTGCATAATACTGATCCCAGTTGTGACTTGATACTGCTGTTCCTGTTTGTCCACCAGTCCAAAAGTCAACAGAGATGAATGTGTTAGCATCTTCTAGTACGCCAACGTGACCGCCAGCTCCACCAGATTGTGACATATCAGCACCCCATGACATAAGAATGATGTCACCACGTTGACCGTTCCAGTCTTCATTTTTAGAGACACGATAAAAGCCATTTTGAGCAAGTTGGCTTCCAAGCGTTACGGTTGATGGTAATCCTTGGATATTAACTCCTGCTTCTTTCAATGCTTGTGATACAGAACCTGAGCAGTCAGCTGTACCATCGCTACCATTACGTGAGCCATACATTGAATAAGTAAGTTTACCTCGACGACTTTCAAACCAATTAATTAAAGCATCTGTATTCATGTGCTTCCTCCATTTTGATTCTTAAGGCTGTACCAATATTATCTGGGTTTTATTTACCAATTTCTTCTTCGTCTTCTTGCAAACCTGCATTAGACAAATCCACAAGCTCTTGTACTTGTTTGCGGAATCGTTTTGGTACAGTTTCAATAGTAATCCAGCCTAGTTCGATTTGCATTGCAAAGTAATTAATCATCATTGTTCTTCCTCCTAAAATTGTGTTTTTAATTTTGTTCAGTAGTTTCATCTGCTGACTCCTCGTCAGGGTACATTTTGTTAATCAATTCATTCAATGTAGCTGTTGCTAATTGGGTCATCTTCTCAGATTTGTCAATAGCCGCTTGCATTTCGGTAGTTGTTGCTTGGTACTCAACAGATTTTTCGTCAAACTTATTCGCCATCTCATCAACTTTTTGTACTGCCTCCGGCATAGCTTTATCAGCATATTCAGATTTGAAGTAAGCATCAC